ATTATTGTCGGCAGTGCGACGAGTATATTCCGGAAAACGATCCTGTGAACATGGCCGACCCTCACGCAGAGCGCCCGGTGAACAACTGCCCCAAGTGCGGCCTCATCATGGGGTTCATTCCACGGGCGGGCATCGAAGAGTACGCCAAACTGTTTACCGATCCAGAGGAGTACGACGCTCACATTGGAGGCAAGGAAGGCCACCTGAGCGGGCTGGTTTACAAAACTCTCGACCGGGCGGTGCATCTCTACAAAGACTTCAAAATCCCCGCCGATTGGATGCGGATTGAGGCTGTGGACCCGCACGACGCCCGCCCGACTCGATGGCTGTTCGCGGCGGTCAGTCCAGAGGATATTACAATAAACGGTAAACCAGCAAACCGAATCTACGTTTATGCGTATCTTTTGGCGAATGGGAATGTGGAAGAGATTGCCCGACAGGTGAAAGTGAAACGCGCAGAACACAACTATTCTGAACCGGCGTTCGTTGTTCTCGATGCAAAGTACGGAGCGCGGACGCAACTCAACGATACCTCGTGGGAAGATGAACTCGAAAAGGCGGGAATCGGGCGCATACGGTTGTCGCACTCTGAGGCGGGCGACATTGCTTTGGGGCACAAGCGGGTGAAAGAGTACCTCCAGCCGCACTACAGCGCCGTGAAGAGCAAGGAGATACCGGCGCTGCTGTTCGCCGAGGAAGGTTGCCGGGGTGAACGGGGAGTTTGGCAGGACCTGAGTAACTATCAGTGGAAAATTGGCACAGATAAACCCGCCGAAGAGTACAAGGATTTTGCCGATACGGTCAGGTATCTCTGCCTGGAGCAGCCGGTCTACCAGCCGCCAAACGAGAAGGTTGATTTGATTGCGCAGTTGCTTGCTGCAAGAAATGACACAGGCTACAACCCCCTGAGCTACGGATTACGGAGTGCCAATGCTTGAGATAAGACCAGTCAGCTACGCGGAAATCCTCGATGCGCCCAACTCGGCAGAACTGTTGGACGCCTACGCGAAAGACTGCGTCGTGCCCGACTACAACCCTCAGCGCCAGATATACGAGGCAATGGAGAACTCAGGTGCGCTTTACTGCTTCGGCGCGTATGTGAATGATGTTCTCGTAGGATTTGTCTCTGTGGTTGCAGGCGTTATGCCGCACAATGGAAAGAGAATAGCCACGATAGAAAGTCTGTTTGCTCTGCCGTCTCACAGGAAACTTGGCACCGCAGATGCCCTGCTGTCTACCGTCGAGAGCTTCTCGATCAGGAATGGATGTGTGGCCCTGCTGTACACCGCCAGGGTAGGAAGTCCTTTGGATGTGGTGTTGTCCCATCGCCCCGGTTGCAAGGCCAGCCATACCATGTTTACGAGGTGGCTATGAGCACATTGACGGCACCTTTACCGATTGCCATGTTCCCGGCTTCGCCAGCCGTTCTCGAGCAACTGAACGAAATCAACAAAATCATCCTCTCTTACCCCCAGATCGAACTCGCCACAGAACATCTATTCCACGGCGGAATGTATGCAAGAACCATTCGTCTCCAACCGGGGACAAAGATGATGGGTTCGCTTATCAAGTTGGCAACTGTTCTTATCGTTCATGGAGACTGTTCAGTGTTGATCGGCGATCAAAGGGTTGAGCTGACTGGATACAATGTCATTCCCGGATGCGCGGGGCGGAAGCAGTTCTTCTGGACTCACGGGCCGGTTGAGATGACGATGATTTACCCGACCACTCTTGCAACTGTTGAAGAGGCTGAGGATGAAGTCTTTGCAGAGTCCGATCAGTTGATGTCTCGCCGCGATGGAAGCGGTGATACGATAGTGGTTACGGGAGAATAGGATGGCAGGAAGCATTTCAGCGGCATTGATTATCGGCGCAGCGGCTGTTGGTGAGGGCATCTATGCGGATGTCAGCAAGCCTTCCACACCCGTGGCTCCCACTCAGGCACAAACCAATGAACAGACGGCTCAGGCGGCTCAGGCGTCGGCTTTGGCTCAGGCTCAGGCATTGACACAGCGCCGGGGTATGGCAAGCACGATGTTGCAAAGCCCGATGACCAGCGGTAATGCTACAGTAGGGAAAGCGACATTGGGGGAATAATGGCTTCTGTCGGTCTAGCCTCGCCTTATATGTACTCCGGGGGATATGCACCCTCCCGGCTCAACGACCGCTCCGCCGACGAACGAGCCAAGGATGCTCAGAAATATCTACAAGTGCTTGCACAAGAAAGACTTCCGTGGGAATGGATGGTGGACAACATCATCATGTACGTCAACCACGGCAGGCGGGGCGTGCAAGACAAGGATTTGTGGCCCGGCCAGCCCACCGGATTAGAGATTTTCGCCGACTCCGCCATGCTTGCCCACAACACTCTGGTCAAGGGTATGGTGGGGTATCTCTGTTCTCGCAATCAACCTTGGTTTGGGCTGGAACTTCCAGGCAAACTGAACTTTTCGCGCACAAGCCGGATGAGAGCATGGACTGGAAAGCGAACTGATTCCTATCCGGAAGTCCATCGGTGGATTCAGAACTGCCAAGATGTGATGTATTCAGCGTTCAACCGCAGTAATTTCTACGACGTGGTGCCGGAATTCATCGGCGACGGGTCTGCTCCAGGCACAGCCCACTTTCTGATCGAAGAGGATGTTTCTACGGCAACTATCATCTTTACCGTTCCCCATTTCCGGGAGTGCTTCATCGCAGAAAACCGATTTGGTCAGGTTGACACAAACTATCGTGTCTACAAAATGACGCTTCGGCAGTTCGTTCAACAGTTCGGCATGGACGAAATGAAGAAGGCAGACCCAAACTTCGAGCATGACTACGAAAGCAATATGCACGAGCAGCGCGAAGTTCTCCATGCGGTCTATCCCCGAAAAGATTATGATCCAAGGCGCATGGACGCGAAGGGAAAGAAATGGGCCTCCGATTGGGTGTATCGAAAGGGCGGAAAGATTCTCGGCGCTGATGAAGATCAGGGGTTGAAGATGCTGTCCGAGGGCGGCTACGACTCCATGCCGATTCTGAGTTGGAGGTGGAGGAAGAATTCAGACGAAACCTACGGACGCTCACCGGCGCACGACGCTTGGGTCGCTATAGCTTTGGACAATCAGATGGGGAGAACCAATCTGATTACTGCCCAGAAAGCGGCAGAGCCTGCGATAGTGGCGTATGAGGATCAGCGCGGAAAGATTCAGCGTGGCCCGAACGGCCTCACATTCATCCCCACCAACCGTGGCGACATTCGCCAGATCATGCCTCAGCCTTTGACGACCGGCGTTCAAAACCTTCCCTTCAATACGGAGTATCAGAGCAAAGTCGCGCAGATCATCAACCAACACTTCCACACGGATGTGTTCACGCTTCTTACACAGTTGGCGCAGGGCGGCGCTACAGAGCGCATGGTGACGGCGCAGATCAATGAGTTGATGACAGAGAAGGCGGCGCTGCTCGGAACCATCGTCGGCAACCTGCAATCGGAAGGCTTCAACCCCATGATTGCCAGGGTGTACGACATTGAGGCGCGGGCGGGCCGCATACCGGAACCTCCGCAAATTCTACAAGATTCCGAGCATGAGCCAATCAAGGTTCAATACCTGGGCCTCTTGTCTCAGGCACAGACCAGGGTAACGAAGGTCCGGGCGATTCAATCCGGCGTGGCGCTGGTTACGTCGATCACCCAGTTCGACCCTCTCGCCATGCACGCTCTCGACACAGACGAGATGGTGCGAGAGGCGTGGGACGCGGTAGGAGGTCCAGCTACGTGTCTACGTGATCCGAAAGCCATTGCAGAGATACGCCAGATGGCTCAGAAACAGCAGGAGAAGCAGCAGCAGATTGAGAACGCACCCAAGATTGCAAAGGCCGCGGCGCTGGCTGGCAAGGCGGCGGAGCCGGATAGCCCACTCAAAACGATGATGGGCGGCGGTAAGGAGCCGGGAGAATGATCGACTACACGCCGGAAAAAGACGACAGACAGCTTGCCGACAAGAAGATGAAGCAGTATTACCAGAGCGTGTTTAGCTCGGCTGAGGGCCAGAAAGTGCTTGGTGATATACTCGTTTCAAATCACTTCGGCGTTCCTTTGAACAACGAAGTGGAGCGGATTGAGTACAATGTGGGTATTGCAATTGCTCGCATGAGTGGTATGATGAGCGAAGTTGATGCTTTACTGATGATTGGAGAAAATTGAGATGTCGAATCCAAGTCCAACGTATCAAGGTGTGAACTGGCCGGGAGCGGATGCACTACGCATTCCTACGGAGCGCGGCGGGTTTGTCGCCAAATCTACTCAGACGCAGGCGAGTCTTGAGACATATGGCGAGCTT